CACCAGCAGAGCCAGTCTCCTACTAAAGAGTTGGGGAGTGCCCAATGGTTCACGCACCAAAGGGCTGTTTTCATGCAGCTCCCGCAGCTACATCAGGACAAGCCAACTCCTCAGGAATTGGTTGAAGACAAATACTAACTCAGCTCAACGCCAAGTCAACCTCTGCCTGCCTGCGTCTCACGAGTCCAGGCAACACCTGCCCACCACCCCTGACCCACTTCGGCAACTCCTCAGTAAACACCCTCGGCTTGGGCTCCCCAGCATTCAACCGACGCAACAGCGTTGACTCCTGGAGCGCCCCACAACCACAGTTAAACGCAAAGCTCACCAGCGCTGCATACTCATTGTCCGTGAGCCCAACCGTTACCCGTGAGCTAACGCAATCCTCGAACCTCCACAGATCCTTACGCAACAACTCCTCAGCCTCCGGCTCAGTAATCACCTGCCCCGGATACACATGCTCACCCGTAGACCCATACCCCACAGTCCACACCCCAGCCGGACAGATATAAGCATCCAACCTCAACCCCTCAAACTCTTTAATCAACTGCAGCCCAGCATTATTAATCACACTGATCGCACCAGCGGGCTGCTCCTCTTTAGCTGGAGCGCTCCTGTACTTAACGATCCAATCCGTATCCTCCTCCAACAAATCCACAGGCATCCTCCGCCACAGCTCACCAACCGCATCCATCTGGTGCGTCTCACCCTGGTAGTACTGAAAAAATCTTGTGAACTCTTCGAGGGTTAGTCGAGCCATCAGAGAATGGGATGCTGTATAGCCAACACTTTAAGTCGCTTCAGACTGTTAGAGATTTTTTGCCTAACCCTTTCTCTTGAAAGCCCAACCTCCTTGGCCAAAGTCATCAAGGTAACCGGGCCATCTCCATACATCCCGTAGTACCTCATCACTAGCTCTTTTTCATCAGGTTTTAAACGTTCCAGCAGACTATCCATAGCCTCCAAACGAATAGTATTCTCAACTTTTGCCAACAAGTCCTCGTTAACAGAGACCAAACTCAACAGCGTTGTCTCCCCTTCCGTCTTACTAACAGGCTTATCCAAACTCCCCGCGTCATACGCATTGTCCAAGTAAAGAGTCATCTTCTCCACCGAAATCTCACAGAACTCCGCTGACTCCGCCAGCGTTGGAGCCCTCCCATGAATCAAAAAGAACTTAGGAGTCCAGGCCCTAAGCTTCGCCAACATCTCCCCAGCGTGGGACGGCAACCGAATAATCCTGTCATTACAACTGAGATACCGAGTAATCCCCTGCCGAATCCACCAATACACATACGTCGACAACGCATACCCCCGCTCAGGATCAAACTTCTTAATCCCATGCGACAACCCAATGTTCCCCTCCTGAATCAGGTCCAGCATCTCTGCCTTCCCCACCCGATTCCGAAACTTCTTAGCAATCGACACCACCAACCTAAGGTTGCAGTTCATCAACTTCTCGTATGCCCTCCTCCCAATCCTCTTCTGCTTCGCAGTCAGATTGTCATCCGCAACCCAGATAGCAACCTGCCGCGCCAGCATAATCTCCTGGCTCTTCGTCAAGAGAGGGTAGCGCCCAATCTCTGCCAAATAATCAGCCGTAGTATCAACCATCAAACCCCCTCCACAGGAACAACGAAGAGATCAGAATAACTATTCCGCTGGAGCGTCCGACACACATCTACAGCTTTCTCAATAGTTACATACAAACCAGCGTCAGTACGCATCTGTGTGTACACAACCCCATCACCTGAGTCCCCATAGGCAGCAGCTAGATACTGCAACCCATCAACGGTGGAGCGAGCCAATGCGTAGCGTGTCATGAATGAGGTAGATAACAACCTCAATACAATAGCACCCTAACCCTCACCTTCCTTCTTTTTCTTGGAGCGTCCCTTCACCCTGTTGCTGACCGACTCCCGCCACACCGCGTGATCCTTAGCCGCAGCCTCCCCATAAACAGACGAGGGAAGTGTCCGCTCCAGGTGCGAATAAAGAATGTCACGCATCACCGCGGTAGTACGTTTGTTCTGCTCCGCAGCCAAATCCTGCAGCAACTTTGCCCTATTGGGATCAAGCAACAGCTGTACATATATCTTCGCCCCGTGTCTCGTCGCCATCCAGCTAGTACAACTGTCTACATACTACAGCACACTACCAGCTGAGGGGCTGATCCAGCTTCGCTGCCTTCGTTTTCGCACCCCGATTCTGCCTGGTACGCGATCTCGTACGCTGCTTGCGGCACCCAGTCCGCACCTCTTCGGCCCGCTCCAAGAAAAGCGTGGCCCTCATGATGTCACTCACCCAAGCTGTCTTGCAAGCCTCAAGTAGCTCCGCCATTGCTATCTGCCTGCCAGTCCTTGAGTCCATCCGCCAACAGGTACGCACAGCGCATAGCTGCCCCAAGCGTACCAAAAGTTCCTTCTGTGTCTGTGTTCTGCATCTTCACCCGCCAAGTATTGCCAGTTCTGCAAACCGAAAACGCCTTTTCCAACTGAAGCCCATGCAACCAACAGTTCAGGCTACATCCCGATCCTGATAAATCCTGTCAATCAGAATATCTAACAAGTTCTCTTTACTATCTCCCGCCTGCAAATGACTGGGACGCACACACCCAGGATTATTGCACTTATGTAACACCGCATCAGGCTCTTTACCTGTTGTCAATAGAAAAGAGAGCCTATGAGCCCTCCAATCCTTACCTTTGTAATAGAACCTCCCATACCCATCAGCCGACTTCGCCCCAAGCCACTCCCAGCACCGCGAATCCATGTGATCCTGCGTCACTCCCCTCTTATCCACCTTCAACCAAAACTTACCCAGAGCCTCTGAATCCACCGAAACTCTGGGCAAAAACGGTCAACCTGAATTCTACAGCGCCTCTATGAAGTGTTAAGTTTAGTGACAACTTGCCCAGCTTGGGCCAGTCTTGACATCCGCTACAGCTGGTACGTCACCTAACCACTTGGCCTCTGCCGACTCCATCGCAACCTTCAGGATCTCCATCCACTGCTCCTCCTTACCTTTCCTTACCAACAGGAGCAGTTCATCATGGATCGCAGCACAAAGCTTGGCCTCATCACTACCTTGCAAGTGCTTCCACAGTGACCCAATCGCACACTTAAGAATCGCCGCACCAGCACCCTGGATTGGAACGTTCGCTCTAATCGTCAACCGGTTCATATCACCAGGCAGAAACCGTCTAAACCCGCTCACTGGAACGCGAATCGAAGGCATCATCCCAGCAGTCTTGTCAGCCTCATTAGCCAACCTGCGATGCCAAGCCCTAACCCCATAGAAATTATCCAGCCACTGCTGCCTAACCCTCGTGGCTTCTTCGAGCGTAATCTGCACACCCATTCCAGCTGCATAGTTCCGCAACCCCTTTGCACCGCTGCCATAGGCCAAACCAAAGTTGGCTGACTTAGCAATCTGCCTGTCACACCCCAGTGCTTCGGACGTAACCGTATGCAAATCCTGCCCCGTCATAAAAGCAGTACACATGTTCTCGTCCTGTGCCACCACTGCCAACAACCGCAACTCCATCTGTGAGAAGTCAGCCCCAATAAATGACCACCCCTCTGGTGCGACCACTGACTCCCTGAACTGAGCATCCCTAGGAACCTGCTGGAGATTGGGATCACTACACGTCATCCGGCCAGTCTCCGCACCAAGCTGCCAATAGCTGGCACGCACAAACCCATCAGGTGACTGATGCTTAAGCAGTGCTGCCACCATCTGCCTACGCTTCTCAGCTTTCTTCCACTGCAAATAGGTAGCAATAACGCTGTGGTTTCCTGCGTACTCCCGCAACGCTGTTCGAGACGCACTTGGTTTCCCAGTCTTGGCATCGATGGGAGTTTCCCCTAACACCAGCGTCAGTTTCTCCAGCAGCTGTTTTGGGCTAGCGATATTAAATCCTGCGTATTGCTTAGTTCCATCTTTAATACGCCCAGTATCCCGAGCCCGCAAATTGAAATTGCCATCGTCTTCCCTAGGCAGCTTGTGCTCTCTTGGCAGTGCATCATCCAACTCCAGATGAAACTCACGACTGAGGTTTTCAATGTCTTTTTCGTAGTCAACCTCAATTCCCTGGAGCGCTTCCCTATCGAAAGGTAA